TGCGAAAGACCAAGATCCAAAAGAATCTTGTGGTTTGCTATTAAATATTCGTGGTAAAGAAAAATATTATCCCTGTCGTAATTTATCAATGACAGCACATCAATGTTTTATTATTGATCCAGAAGATTATGTAAAAGCAGATAATTTAGGCGATATTACAGCAGTTGTGCATAGCCATCCTGTTACACCTGCAACAGCAAGTGAGGCAGACAAAATAAGTTGCGAGCAAAGTAAATTACCTTGGCATATTGTCAATCCAAAAACAGAGACTTGGGGTTACTATGAGCCATGTGGTTACAAACCAAAACTTCTTGGAAGACCTTGGGTTTGGGGTGTTACTGATTGTTGGTCATTAGTTCGTGATTATTATAAACAAGAGAAAAATATAGAATTAATAGATTATGAAAGACCTATAACACCGCAAGAATTTAACGACAAGCCATTATTTGAGCAATATGCAGAATTAACAGGGTTTACAGAACTAAAACCTGATGAGAAACTTAAAACAGGTGATGTTCTTTTGATGAGTATTTTAAATCCATCATTAAATCATGTAGCTATCTATTTAGGTGATAATGTTTTGCATCATTTAACAGATAGACTATCTTGTAAAGAACCATATTCTTCTTGGTTACTCAAATGTACAGGAAAGAGGTATCGTTATGCTGCGTAAAATAAAATTATATGGAGAACTTGCTGAGTTTATTGGTCATAAAGAATTTGAAATACAAGTAGATAGTCTTCCAAAGGCGATAAGTTTTCTTATAAATAACTTTCCTCAAGTAGAAAAATATATGAATCCTAAATATTATCAAGTAAAAATTGGTGATTATGCTGTTAACGAGGAGGAAATACATCACCCAATAGGACAGGAAGATATACATATCGTGCCTGTAATTCAAGGTGCTGGTGGAGGTGTGGGTAAAACTTTACTTGGAGTTGCGTTAATAGCTGGTGCTTTTTTAGCTCCGGGTTCTAGCTTAGTTTTTGGAAAAGCTTTTTTTGGCACAGGAGTAGGCTCGTTAGCTAAAGCTGGATTAATAACTAAAGCAGCAGTTTATCTTGGAGGGTACTTAGTTTTATCTGGAGTTAGCGAGATGTTATTTCCTGTACCAAAACCACAAGAGTTTAAATCAGAACAAGACCCACAACTTTCATATAGTTTTTCTGGTACTCAGAATACATCGAGAGCCGGAACTCCAGTTCCAATAGTATATGGAGAAATAGTGACCGGATCGGTTGTCATCTCTGGTGCGATTGATACTCAGCAGGTACAAGCATGACTAAACCAAAAATTATTAGAGGATCTGGTGCGCCCTCACCTCCAACTCCACCACAACCAACTCGTGCGCCTGATACTCTTCATAGTAGACAGTTTGCTACTTTTCTTGATCTTATTTCTGAGGGCGAGATAGAGGGTTTTGCTAGTGCATCTAAAGAAGGGAGAACACAAGGTACAACTGCATATAACACTGCTGCTTTAAAAGATGTATTTTTAAATGACACTCCTGTTCTTAAAGCATCTGCTGACTCTACCAACACATCTACAACAGATTTTAATTTTCAAGACGTAACATTTAATCCTAGATTTGGAACATCAGGACAAACAAAAGTAGAAGGTATCGAAAGTAGTTCTTCTGTAACAGGAGTTGGAGTGGTAGTTACTCAATCTTCGCCTGTAACAAGACAAATAACAAATTCTAATGTTGATGCTGTAAATGTAACTGTTACTTTTAACCAACTTCAAAAAGCAACAGAGCAAGGGGATTTGCTAGGTTCTTCTGTTCAGTTAAAAATATCAGTTCAATACAACTCTGGAGGGTTTACTGATGTTATTACAGATACGATTACAGGTCGAAGTGCTGATGCTTATCAAAGAGACTATAGAGTAAATCTTACAGGTGCTTTTCCTGTTGATATAAGAGTTTCAAGAATAACAGCAGATAGTACAGATTCAAGTCTAGTTGATGCTTTTGTTTGGACAAGTTTTGGTGAAATAATAGACGATGCCTCAACTTATGCTAACAGTGCTTATGCCTCACTCAGATTGGACTCTATGCAATTCCAATCAATACCAACAAGAAAATATCGTATAAGAGGAATAAAAGTAAGAATCCCCGGCGCAGGTGCTAGTGGGTCTGGCACTCCAAGTATTGATTCCGCTACTGGAAGAATAATTTATCCCGATGGATATATTTTTAATGGAGTTATGGGTGCTGCTCAATGGTGTTCATGCCCTGCAATGATTCTTCTTGATTTACTTACAGATGCTAGATATGGATTTGGTAATCATATAACTGACAGTTCTCTTGATTTATTTTCTTTTGTTACCGCAAGTAAGTTTGCAAATACATTGGTATCAGACGGATTAGGAGGACAGGAGGCTAGATTTAGCTGCAACGTAAATATTCAATCTTCAAGTGAGGCATTTGATCTTATAAATGAATTGGCAGGTGTTATGAGATGTATGCCAATATGGTCTGCTGGAAGTATTATTCTTGCACAAGATAGTCCTAAAGATTCAAGCTATTTATTCAATTTATCTAATGTAACAGAAGATGGTTTCAGCTATCAGGGAAGCGGTTTAAAAACACGCAATACTGTTATTTCTGTTTCTTATTTCAACATGGATAGTAGAGAGATAGATTATGAGGTTTATGAAGATACCGCCTCGATAGCCAAGCTAGGAGTAATTATTAAGCAAGTTAAGGGATTTGCGTGTACAAGCCGAGGCCAAGCACGAAGACTTGCAAAGGCAATTCTATTTTCAGAACAAAATGAGTCTGAGATCTGCTCATTTGCAACTTCTATAGATTCTGGCATAGTAGTAAGACCGGGTGCTGTTATAGAAATAGCCGATCCTGTTCGTTCTGGAGTTAGAAGAGGAGGGAGAGTTAGTGCTGCAACAACAACTCAGATAACAGTAGATGATACTTCTTCAACAGATTTAGCTACATCAAATAATGCAAAATTAAGTGTAGTTTTGCCAAATGGAACTGTAGAGCAAAGAGATATAAGCTCAATTTCTAACGGAGTGATAACAGTTAACTCTGCATATTCTCAAACACCTAACGTCAATACAGTTTGGTTGCTTACGAATGATACAGTTCAATCTCAAAAATTTAGGGTAATAACAGTAGAGGAATCTGATGGTATTAACTACGCTATAACTGCACTTTCATATATTGATACTAAATATGCTTTTATTGAAGATGGTGCAAGTTTACCTACAAGAACAGTATCTATATTAAACCTTCCAAAAGATCCTCCATCTGCATTACAGGCTGAAGAAAAAATTGTTGTTATCAATAACCAAGCTGTATCTAAATTAATTCTTAGTTGGCAACCCATTGTTGGTGTTACACAGTATCAAGTTAACTACAGATTTAACAATGGTAATTTTATATCTCAAACTGTATCTGCTCCTGACTTTGAAATATTCGATAGTGACGTTGGAACTTATGAGTTTCAAGTGTTTAGTTATAATGCAGCTTTACAGACAAGTGCCACATCTTCTAATTTAACTTTTGTTGCACAAGGTAAAACAGCATTACCAGCAAATGTCACAGGTTTG